GATGCTTTGTCTCAATCAAAAAGAAATAAATATCAAGAAATGATAGAGGGGCAGATGGCTGCCAAAGATGTTTTATCATTAATACAAGAAGGCACAGGGTTTGACCCTTTTATTATGAATCCTGATGAACTTCCTGCAAGTGACGAGGAGCTTTCTTTATATATGAACTTAAATTACAAACCAGCTATTGAGATTGCAGAAGAAGAAGCTATCAATACGATGTTTGAAGAAAACCATTATATCGATATTCGTAAAAGATTAGACTATGATATTATGGTAACAGGTATAGCTGTAGCTAAACATGAGTTTTTAAAAGGCTCAGGTGTACAGGTTTCTTACGTAGACCCTGCAAACGTGGTGTATAGTTACACAGAAGACCCACATTTCAAAGATTGTTTTTACTGGGGTGAAATCAAAACAGTTCCAATTGCTGAGTTAATTAAGATTGACCCAACACTTACAAAAGATGATTTAGAGCAAATATCTAAATACAGTCAAAGCTGGTATGATTATTTTAATGTAGCTCAGTTTTATGAAAATGATATATTTTATCGTGACACTTGTACATTGATGTACTTTAATTATAAAACCACTAAGAAGATGGTTTATAAAAAGAAAGTAAAAGACAATGGTAATATTTCTATGATAGAAAAGGATGATACTTTTAATCCACCAGAAGAAATGATGGAGGAAGGTAACTTTGAGAAAGTAGAAAAAACAATAGATGTATGGTACGATGGTGTAATGGTAATGGGAACAAACATTATGCTTAAGTGGGAGCTTGCTAAAAACATGGTAAGACCTAAGTCATCATCTCAACACGCAATACCTAATTATGTAGCAGTTGCACCTAGAATGTATAAAGGGGTTATTGAATCTCTTGTAAGAAGAATGATTCCTTATGCAGACCTTATACAGATGACGCATTTGAAACTGCAGCAAGTAATAGCTAGGACTGTACCAGATGGTGTGTATATAGATGCAGATGGTTTAAACGAGGTGGATTTAGGAACAGGTTCAGCATATAATCCAGAAGACGCATTAAGATTATACTTCCAAACAGGTTCGGTAATTGGTAGAAGTTATACGCAAGAAGGCGACTATAATCAAGGTAAAGTTCCTATACAGCAGCTCACTAGCAATTCTGGCGCTTCTAAGGCACAAATGCTTATAGCTAACCTTAACCACTACTTAGATATGATTCGAGCTGTAACAGGCTTAAATGAAGCGAGAGACGGTACTATAGCAAATTCAGATGCTTTAGTAGGTATTCAAAAACTAGCAGCATTAAGTTCTAATACCGCTACTCGACATATATTAGATGGAAGTCTTTACATATATAGAACGTTAGCGGAAGCGCTGACTTATAGGGTAGCGGATATTTTAGAATACTCAGATTTCAAGGATGATTTTATCAATAAGATAGGAAAGTATAACGTAAGCATACTTGGTGAAATATCTGATTTATATATATATGACTTTGGAATCTTTATAGAGCTTTCTCCAGACGAAGAACAAAAAGCTATGCTTGAGCAAAATATTCAAATGGCATTATCTAAAGGTGATATTAATTTAGAAGATGCAATTGATATACGTGAGATTAAAAATCTTAAGCTTGCAAATCAACTTTTAAAAGTAAAACGTAAAGCTAAGGAAGAGCAAGACGAAAAGAAAGAACTACAAAAACAAGCGATGGTTTCTCAGCAACAATTACAGTCGCAACAACTGGCAGCACAAGTTGCTATGCAAAAGATAGAAGCTGAGACTCAAGCTAAAATGAAATACAGACAAGCTGATATTGCATTTGAAATAGAAAAACAAAAAGCTGAAGCTCAATTAAAATCACAATTGATGCAACAAGAGTTTCAATATAATATGCAAATACAGGGTATTACTCAATCTCAATTAAATGACAGAGAAAATGCAAAAGAAAAAGCTAAGAGTGATAGAATTAGTCAACAAAATACTCAGCAATCTGAATTAATAAATCAAAGAAAAAATAATTTACCACCAAAAAACTTCGAATCAAACGAAGACACATTAGATGGCTTTGATTTAGCTGAGTTTGAACCGAGATAATGTGTTTAAATTTTCATTAACTTTGCAATTAAATTAAATTAAATCAAATGGATATAAAAGTAAGAGAGGTTACGACTGAAGAAAAGTCTAGCCAACAAATTGAACAAGAACTTCTTGATAAGCACGAGCAAAAACAAGAAGAAGCTTCTAAACAAGAAACAGTTGAGGAAGTAAAAGAAGAAGTAGAAGTAAAAGAAGATGTACAAGAAGAAGAAGTACAAGAAGAAATAAAGGAAGAGCCAGAAACTCCTCCTGTAGTAGAAGAGCAACCTCCTGTTCCGCAGGAGTTAGCGGAAGATGAAGTTCTTTCATATATTGGAAAAAGATATGGTAAGCAGATAAATTCAATTGATGAATTGATTAGCAAACGGGAAGAAGCAGAAGAGCTTCCTTCAGACGTGGCTGCTTACTTAAAATATAAAAAAGAAACTGGTAGAGGTTTTGATGATTATGCAAAATTGCAAAAAGATTACACAGACCTATCACCAGACGCTTTGCTTAGAGAATATTATTCAATCACAGAAGAAGGTTTAGATTCTGAAGACATATCATCTTTAATAGAAGAGTTTGATTATGACGAAGAAACTCACGAACCAGCTGAGATTAAAAAATTAAAACTAGCAAAGAAGAAAGAAATTGCTAAGGCAAAAAGATTCTTAAAACAACAGCAGGAACAATACAAACAGCCCCTTGAGTCAAGGGAAAGTTCTGCCACTGCTAACAATGAGGAGCTTATTGAGTATAGGCAATATTTAGAGACAGCTAAATCTCAACAAGAAGACGCAAATCTAAAACGTGAATGGTTTGTCAAAAAAAGTGATGAAGTGTTCAGCTCAGAGTTTAAAGGTTTTAAATTCAACATAGGAGACAACGATATAGTTTATGCGCCAGGTAGTGCTTCTGAACTTAAAAAAGCTCAAGAGACTCCGCTTAACTTTGTAAATAAGTATTTGGATTCTAATGGGTATATAAAAGATGCAGAAGGATACCACAAAGCTTTAGCTATCGCAATGAATCCTGAGAAGTTTGCTCAGTTCTTTTACGAGCAGGGTAAATCACAGGCAACTGATGATGTAATACGTAAAACAAAAAATGTCGACATGACAGAGCGTAGTGCGCCAGAGGTTTCTGTTAAATCAGGTTTTCAAGTTAAATCAGTCTCTCAGCCATCAAGCAAGGGATTGAGAATTAAGAGTATTAAAAAAAGTTAATAATAAAATAAAAATTTAAAATTATGGCAGGACAAGTAGCAGCGTCACCCACATTTGCGTTGACGCCGAGTTCAGAAAGAACTCCAACAGCTCAAAACTATATTGTCAACTTCGATTTCTTAAACCAGTATCTACCTGATACTTACGAAAAAGAATTTGAGAGATATGGTAACAGAACGATTTCTTCATTCTTAAGAATGGTAGGAGCGGAGATGCCTACAAATTCAGACCTTATCAAATGGGCTGAGCAAGGTAGGTTACACACAAAATATACAAGTGTAGGAACTGCAGCGTTAGTAAACGCAGACCAAGCAGTATTTCAAGTAAATGACGTATTAGACCCAACAACAGCTGAGCAAGTAATCAGAGTTGGACAAACTATTGTAGTTGTTCAAAATGATGGTTCAGGTATGAACAAAGCAGTTGTAAGTGCAGTAGATAACACTGCTGGTGGTAGAGGACAGTTCACAGCTGACTTTTACGAAGCAGGTGGTTTAGTAACTGCAGGTACAGGTCTAGGTAACGCAGATTGTACAGTATTCATTTACGGTTCAGAATTTAAAAAAGGAACTGCAGGTATGGTAGGTTCTTTAGAAGCTAACGACTTAATTTTCGATAACAAGCCAATTATCATTAAAGATACTTACAACGTGTCTGGTTCTGATATGGCACAAATCGGATGGGTAGAAGTTACTACTGAAGATGGAGCTACAGGTTACCTATGGTACTTAAAGTCTGAGCACGAAACTAGACTTAGATTCGACGATTATTTAGAAACAGCAATGATTGAAGCTGTACCAGCAGAGCAAAACTCTGGTGCTGCGGCAATCTTAGGTAGCTCAGGTGCAGCTGCTAACCCAGGTGCTGGTTCTGATGGTATTTTCTACGCAGTAGAGCAAAGAGGAAACATCTGGAGTGGTGGTAACCCAACAACTCTAGCTGACTTTGATTCTATTATTAGTAGATTAGATAAGCAAGGTGCTATTGAAGAAAACGTTTTATTCGTTGACAGACAATTCGCATTTGACATTGACGATATGTTAGCTGCTCAGAACTCTTACGGTGCTGGTGGTACTTCATACGGTCTATTTGACAATGACGAAGAGATGGCATTAAACTTAGGTTTNNTACAAAACTGACTGGAAATACCTAAACGACCCTACAATGAGAGGGGATTTACCAACAAATACTGGTTCAGGTAAAGTAAATGGTTTACTAGTTCCAGCAGGTTCAACTAGCGTATACGACCAAATTCTTGGTAAAAACGCTAAGAGACCTTTCTTACATGTAAGATATAGAGCTTCAGAAACTGAAGACAGAAGATATAAGACGTGGATTACTGGTTCTGCTGGTGGTGCTGCGACTAACGATATCGATAACATGCAAGTAAACTTTTTGAGTGAAAGAGCTGTATGTACATTAGGTGCAAACAACTTCTTTATATTCAATCAGTAATAATTAATTCAAAGGGGTGTAGCAATACGCCCCTTTTTTAAATTTTAAATTAAATTAAATCAAATGAAAAAAGATAAAACTTCCACAAAAAAAGTGGATACTGTTAAAGTAAAATCCACAAAACCTAAATTAAATTTAGAAGATAAAGCATACAAGCTCACAAGAGAGGTAGCTCCTTTATCATTAATATTAGCATCAAGACACACTAATCGTGTGCCCTTATTATATTTTGATGAAGAGACAGGAGTAAATAGACCCCTGAGATATGCAAGAAACCAAAACTCTCCTTTTCAAGATGAGCAAGATGATAACGCTATACTTGAGCCTATCGTATTTGAAGATGGTTTTTTATTTGTTCCTAGAACAAATCAAGTATTACAAAAGTTTTTA